GTGTATAAACAATTGGAGGTTGTTCAACAACTACTGTACGAGGTTGGGCGATTTCATAACCAATCACTCCACCAATTACAGCTGGAGCGACCCAACCCATTCCGTAACCGCCTCGATAGCAACAGCCGCCACGATATCTAAATCCCTCGTGTGCTTGAGCCTGTGGGCTGTAGGCAAACAAAGCACTCATTGCCAAAATACTGGCAAACACTGAACCAATTATAAGTTTACTTTTCATACTACTCTCCTGGGCGTATACTAATATAACGCCTTAGACTTGTATTTAGTTGACTTATTTGGCTTCTTTGCGAGCGTTTTTAACTGCTGTAACGTCGTTGCGTGTTTCTTTACACAATTTAGCAAGTTCTTGCAAGTGTTTGCGTACACGGGTTCCTGCGGCACCTACTTCTTTATCGTAGAACTTTTCGAAGTCGCCTTCCATTGCTTCTACTAGTGCTGTGAATTCTGAATATTTTGTTGTCATTTACTTCTCCTTGATTAAAGTATTTTAGAATACTTAGTCCTAGTATATACTAGGCGGAAATAAATGTCTAGTTAATTGGCAAACACGTTGCCACTAGCACTTGTAATTTTAGCACCGCACCCGTATGTATCGCCTAGTCTGCCAATGTTCTTTCCATTGGCAAACACGTTGCCGCTAAAAGTTGCTAGGCCAGGTGCGTGATTGGCGCAGGCAGATCCGTTGTGATGTGATTGAACAGCATCGCCTGAACGGACAACACCAATCCCATTTACAAACACATTTGCGGAACCTGCATCGGTTGCCACAGTAGTAGGAGCCGCATTACAGTTCTTGCCTCCTACCGCACCGTGTACAGTATTAACTGTATCTGTTCCTTGATCTCTTGCTATTCCTGGCATATAATTATTTATACTAGTGCAATACCGCTAGTCGATTGCAAGAACTGTTTAGCAAACTCAGCATCTGTTGGCTCTGCTACTGTAACTGTAGTTTTTAATAGTTTAACATCAGCATCTGGGCTAACTGTAAACAAATATGGCATTAGGCCTGGACCTTGTGGACCCATTCCGATTACTTGCGGCTTTGATAGTTTATAATAACTATCAGTTTCTTCTGTTAGTTTTGCAACCAACTCTTCTCCACTTGTTAGTTTAAGGGTGATTACTTCACCTGCTGCTACGCCTTTTGAAATTAACATATTATACCTTTTCGAAATGTTTTTTGAGTTCAGTGAACCCGCCTATTAATTTATCGTCTAAAAAGATTTGTGGAACAGTTCTGGCATTAGGTACCGCTTCCAATAACTGTTCACGTGTGTACTCTTTTTGAATGTTACGTTCTTCAAATTCAATGCCTTTCATTTTTAATAATGCCTTTGCTTGATCGCAATAGGGGCACTGATTCTTACTCCATACTATAGCTGTCATTTTTATTCCTTATAATGATGGTAAAGCATCATAATCTAGTACATCGCTCATTACGCCAATAACGTAACTAGTTGATTCACTTTCTTGTAATGCTGTTTGTTTTTTACTTGTGTCAGTATGCTTGTTGAACCAAGGGATTGGTGTGCTGCGTGGAGCAGGGCTTTGATATTTGATACCAATGTCTTTAAGTGCTCCTACGGCTGTATAGTCCACAAAGTCTTTTAGAATGTTAGCATTCAATCCAATAACTGGCCCTTTGATAAACAAATAATCTGCCCACTCTTTTTCTTCGCGAATTACATCCATATACAATTGATATACTTCTGCTTCACATTCTTGCTTGGCGTTAGCAAAACGTGAATCCTCTTTAATCACTTGATTGATCAAATAGGCTGTCCAGCCTTTGTGTAGCAATTCATCTTGAAGAATTAAACTGATAATGTTTCCATTACCCATAAAGATTCTGTTCTCTACCATAGCGAGACTTGTAGCAAAACTAACCATAAAGCGGAATGCTTCTAGTGCGTAGCTGGCATTGAGTGCTAGCCAAATAGCTTTGATATGTTCTTGTTCGTTGACTTCGCCTTCATTGCTTGATTCTTTCAAACAATTAAGTTTATGTAAATCATCATAGTACTTGCCTACGCTACTGGCCATACTGATAATCTCTTGTGTGTCGTGGATAGTGTTGAACACATCCTTGGGCACATTGTAGATGTTACGGATTATATGACTGTAGCTCTTGCTGTGGATGTTGGTTTCAAAGAATCCCCAGTTGTACATAAGAGCTTCGACTTCTGGTAAGGAACACACTGGAGTAAATACCTGCGTTGGCCCTCTACCTTGAAGACTATCAAGTGCTGTCTGACGTAATAGATTGCTGGTAAAAATATGTTTAATTGCATCGCTTGCATCCTTAAAATCGTTGGCGTCTTTAGTAAGACTAATCTCTTCGGGTTGCCAGAAGAAGCCTCGGGCTGTCGCTTCAAAATCTGCAATCTTCTTGTATTTAACTTCTTCAAATCGTTGAATGGTCACTGGGCCTGCTGGATCCAAAAACATTTTACGACTCAAATAGTCTGTACGTGTATTTAAGTTATATTGTTGTTTGCTCATATTAATATTTTCCTGATGCAAGTACTATCTTGCAAATATGTTCTAATCGTTCTATGTGCTCATAGGCACGCCACGGGCTAGTATCAACAGCTACAACTCCGTGTCCCTTAATACCAACAATATCATAAGCAATATTGCCAGCATCATCTAATTTTAGTTTTTCAAAACACTGATCGGCTAGTGCTTGGCTAATAGGAGGAACATCCGGCACATTAGGTGCTACCTTAGTATAGCGATTTAATTCTGGAAATGCATCGCTAATAGTACTAAGGTCGATGCCGGCGTGCATTGCCGCAATACAATATGTCGGATGTACGTGAACAACGACACGCACTTCATCAGTATGTTGACCCATTTCTTTTTGAAGTCCAAAGTGTAATGGTATTTCGCCGCTAGGTGTTAGTTTTTCGCTGATATCAGTATATGGTAGAACACTCCAGCCGTATTTTTGTGCAACATAGTCAGTTCCTACTTCTTTATAAGTGTAAGATTTTTGAATCTCAATCTTTTTGAACTGATCTGGTTGGAGTGTTTGTTTACGAACACCACTTGGTGTAATATAAAAGTGGTCACGATCGTGATGTCGTATACTTACATTACCATCACGACTGGTAATCCAATTACGCTTATATGCGTCTACTAAGATATCGCAAATAGTTTCTAGCATTATAACTTACAGTTTTCGCAGTCCTCTTGATCATCAAAGTCTATTGGCTCTAACATAGTTGGCGCTTCTTCAGCTTCCATCTTGGCACCTTGCTTATTCACGAGGCTATAATAGAAGGTCTTAAGGCCCCAAGCGTGAGCCTGCATTAAATTCTTAGCAATCAATGTAGTTGGCACCTTACGTTCTGGAAAGTGTGCTGGATTATAGAAAGTGTTTGTACTAATACTTTGATCAACATAGGCGGCAAGTACAGCCGCTGTCTTCAAATAGCCAGCGCAATCTGTTTGTTCCCACATTAGCTGATATTTGTTTTTAAGTTTATGATACTCAGGAACAACCTGTGTCAAGGATCCTGCTTTTGATTCTTTAACACTAATCAATTGCATAGGCATTTCAATACCATTAGTACTGTTAATAACAACACTTGAACTTTCAACTGGAGCAATAGCCATCAATGTGCCATTGCGTACTCCATATTGTTTCATATTGACACGTAGGGTTTCCCAATCAAGCTCTGGAGTGAAATCAACAAGATCATTTGCACCTTTAGCACGTAGTTCCCACGGGAATGTGCCTTGCCCATAACGTGTCTTGTCACTGTGTGTACAAGCACCACGTTCCTTGGCTAGTTCTACTGTAGCTTCTGTAAGATAAAAAGCCTGATGTTCCATCCAGCTCTTAACATCTTGTAGTGCATCCTTCTCGCCATATTGTAATCCACGTTTGGCGTGCCAGTAGGCTAGGTTAGTAACACCAATGCCTAATGGTTGTATCTCATCATTGCTTAACTTAGATTGAATACTTAGAAAGTCTTGATAGTCAAGTATGTTGCATAGACTACGCTGTAGAATACGGCAAGCACGGCGCATATCTTCTGGATTGCGGAATGCTCCCCAGTTGATCGAGCCGAGCGTACAAAGAGCAATGCGGCCATCAGCATCATCGAGACGCTTAAAAGGTTTAGTAGGTAATAGGATTTCACAGCATAAATTACTTTGATAAATTGTGTGGTACTCAGGATCAAACGGTCCTTGATTTTGCACATTGTCAATGAACACTAAGTAGATACGGCCTGTATCAGTGCGTTCTTTTAGTATGCCGCCTTTGAATACTTCTTCTGCGGTCATTACTTTTTTACGCAGATCTGTACGCTTTTCATATGTTACATATAGTTCTTCAAATCGTTCTGTATTCTTATAAAATGCTTCGTACAAATCTGGCACTTCATTTGGATCAAAGAAAGTTATGTTTTCTTTGTTCTTAAATCTTCTCCAAAAGAATGCAGACAATACCACTCCATAGTCCATATGTCGAACCCGAGTTTCTTCTGTTCCTTGATTATTTTTAAGAACAATAAGGTCATCAAACTGATGATGCCAAATGGGATAAAATACAGTAGCACTTGCATTACGAATACCTCCTTGACTGCAACTACGAAGGTCACCAAACCATTTCTTTAAGAATGGAATCATACCAGTGTGCATAATTTCTCCGCCACGAATAGGAGCACCTAACGGACGTAAGCGACCAATCTCTAAACCAATGCCAGCACGTTTACTGGCATACTTGGCCATCATTTCGCCTGACGCGAAAATACTGTCCAAATCATCATCCGAGCGAATAAGTACGCAACTACTAAATTGCTTAGTAGGTGTGCCAAGCCCTGCCAACACTGGTGTAGCCAGGGTGAACAAGCCATCGCTAGCCGCCTGATAGTATTCTTTGATATAGCGCATACGTGCTGAATTAGGTTCTTCTTTGTGGAAGACTGTGGCTGCGGCAATAATGTATCTAATTTGGGGAGTTTCATATGTTTCTTTCGTAGCACGATTCTTAACAAGGTACTTTTCAATTAGTTGTTCAATAGCAGCGTATGAATACTGTTCGTCCTTTTCGTGGTCGAGCATATCATTCATTTTGTTCCAGTCATCTTCAGTGTACCACTCTAACAACTCGGGAGTGTAAAGACCAACTTCTACATTTCGCTTTACAATAGAATAAAGATGTGGAACAGCATACTCGCCGTATACATCTTTTCTCAAAATACTCAAGCGTTGTTTTCCAGCCACGTATTGGTAATTGGTATGACCAACATCTGGATTTGATTCGACATCAATCAGATCTACAATAGCACGTAGCGTGATGTTATCAATTTCGTTTGTAGTAATGCCGTCGTAGAAGTGCGGTTGACTTTTGATTTCAATCATTGACTGACTAACATCGGCAATGCCTTTACATACTTTTGCTACTTGAGCTTGCCATTTTTCAACTGCTAGTGGCTCTCTGCTTCCATTTCTTTTTATTACTGTTATCTTAGTCATCTTCTTTCTGTGTAATGTTATTGTCTAGAGAGTATTTAGTGGCGACCAAATTACCGGAGAAAGTTATTCATACTCAACGGTTTAAGGGCGGTTAGCGCCGATTTTCTTAAGGGAATCAATCTGCAGAGACATTATCATACTGTTAATATGAATTATACACGCAGTTAATACTATTGTCTATCAGTTTGAGAACGAAACGGTATACGTATATTCAAGTGTGCCTGCATCGCCGGCTAATGAATTTGAATACAATACCATTATACCACTTGGGATACCAGTACCTGTATAGAAAGTGTTGCTGTCATTCAAGTACCTTGCTGTAAATTCTAAATTCAATTGTTGTGTTTGGTCTGGTCCAGCAAAGTCATACTCATCACCAATTTGAATGTTAGCAATATACGATCCATTGTTAATAATAGATGATGAAATTGTCAATGTGCCACGACGCACAAATGAATACTCTGTACTGACGTATGTGTAGTCAATTACGTATGATGACATACCACTTGGTGCACCTGTAATATCTGTTGCAGCCGGCAATCTGAAAGCAAATTTTGGTGTTGCTTGATATGTCATTCCAGTTACTGGTAATGCCGAGAATGTCTTGTACGATATCTGCCCACTTACTTCAGGAACATATGGAACTGTCAATACCGGGCCGCCGATAGTTTGGATTAAGTTTGATAGTGCGCTTGTTCTATTAGAGAATACGTTAACAACGCTGTTACCAAATTGATGAATATAAATTTGTGGGTATAAATGATTGCCTGAATCTATGCCTGTACCGCCACTATTGCCTACACTAATCAAACTTGCACCGTCTACAATGTTTCCAGTACCTGCACCAATTAAAACAGCCTGTGTTTTAACATTGTTAAATTTACTATTCAATACTTGATTAGTTAATACTGAACTACCTAATGGATGGACTGTAGGATCATATTGTGAATCAAAGTTGTAACCTAACACTACGCCAGCGTAAGTATAGTTTACTTCTAAATCTTCAAAGCTGTTATTTGTAACGTATTGCGGACCATACACAGCAAATGAAAAGCTATCAAATTTAATATTAAGAAACTCGTTATTATCGCAAGGATACATTGAGCTAGATGATTTTAGTATAACGCCGCTGTTCAATGCATTGAATGTTGATGGATAAGTAGGGATTACTGAAGATTTGCCTTTCAATGTTAAATCTTCAAACTTACTATCAATTACAGAATTTAACTCTAAACAAGTATTGTTACCATTGACGGATTCAATTGTCAATTCTTTAATGTAAACATTACTCACTGTACCAACTGTGCTATCATATAATTTAAATGCACTACCAGTTAAGTCTAAGGTTAGCGTAGTAATCGCGCCAGATGCTAATGCAGGGCTTGACATTGAAATTTTGCCAGTACCTGTAATAGTAGTACTTGATGTATTTTGGCTTACGCTTACTACCCAAGTGCTGGAGTTGACGCTGTTAATAACATAAGTGTTGTCTGCAATTCCAGTACCAGTTAGTAACTGTCCTGCTTCAGGTGTTCCGCTAGTCACTGTCAATACTGTACCGGTGATTGAACCTGTGAACGTTGTACTAGTAACAACACCAGTAGCAAGCAATGGAGCAGATGTTACATCACTAGCATAAGTTGTGTTTAACTGCCAGGTTGTTGGACTAAGTTGAGATACCAAATAGGTATTAGGAAGTACACTTGCACCTAATACAATTTGGCCAACAGATAAAACTATTCCTGATCCGATTGAATCAACGGTTAGGACAGAAGGAGTTCCGTGCGTGATATGTCCTGTAAATGCTGCATCGTTAACAATACCAACTCCTGGTGCAATATAACTAGTAACTGGAACTATTGTAGCTCCTTTCATTTTAACTGTAGCGTTAGCTGTTACAATAATTGGACTGTTATTTGTTGTTGTTACATTTGATAATGTGGCTGTTGGGTTGAATTTAAAAATAGTTTTATCAGCGCCCGATCCAACAATCGTAGCATAACTAGGAATATTAATAGTGTCTGATAAGTTGTAAATGCCGGGAGGTACATTCAAAGTTACACGACGTACAACAGCATCTTCCAATGGCGTACCATCATTGTAGTGTGCATTTGCAAGAGGTGTATTAACAAACAACTGATTGATAGCTCGTTGTAAAGTTACTGTACTATCAACAATAAGTCCATTGGTTGTACTTAGAGGAAGTACATTAAAATCAGTTGCTGTTATTTGATCATCTAATCTGTCCTGTAGTGTTCTACTAACTGGCGCGGTAGGAGTTAACCCTGTTTGAATACTAGGGTCTGCATTTTTATAAACATAATTGATTTTGCCAATTAAGCCAGCCTGGCTAGCTAAATCATTAGCTGTTAGGATCTTAGTGTTGCCTACAGCCGGTGCGCCTTCGCCTACAGATCCGTTACCAATCCATAATTCTTGGGTGTCAATAGCCCAGGCCAATTCTCCGCTGGCTAACTGTGGTAACCCTGTGCTGTCGTTGGCTTTGCCTCGACGTAATTGAATTCTTGAAATTTGATAAACAGCCATCTAGATATCCTCGTATTGTATATTTATGACTTGCACAAAACAAAAAAGCCCCAGTAGAAACTAGGGCTTTTGTGGGATTAGAATGTATTAATTGTTATCGCCAAAACTTAATGAAGTAGCAGGCCATACTTCTGAACCACTTAATACTACTGGAGTAGGTGTATCTGAAGCATAGCTATTAGCAGATAATCTACGGATTCTAGTAGTTAATTCTGTGGCCATTGCTGTATTGTCAATACTGCCTTCGTCTTCTTTCTTATCAAGTACAACATACATTTTTCCACTGTTATCTGCAGGAGTATACCAAGCTAGTGGATTAAGTTCGTCTACAATAACTTCAATGGCGCCGTTAACTACAGCATTAACACCGTAACTGTCTTGTGTTTGCAAATCAACAGCTGCGTTACTAGCATTCATAACATAAATTACATATAAATTGCAATTTGGGGTGTACATTGTTCCAACTTGCGTGTTAGAACCGTGAATTCTTTCATATGGGGTAATAAGTGACATCGTCAATCTCCGTTTGTTTTATTTATCAAGTTAGAGCGTAGTATTGCTCAACTCTGTCCCACCACTTGGCTTCCCAATAGCTAAAATCTTCGGGTTTTAGAATAAACTCTTGATAAACGGGTACATCAAATAGCCCTGGGCTTATTTCTTTAGGTTTTACGCACATTAGTACTACGCCCTTGCGTATGTTTGTACCGTGTACTTTATTGTGTGCTAACGCATAGGCTGTAAGCTGTAGATAGTATCCAGTAATCCATTCTATTTTTTTAGGTTTATTGGACTGTTTGTAATCTAGTATACTTTCATCGTTTAAATGTACACCGCAAGCATCAGTAGTTCCAGCATACAGTCCTGGATAGTACAAGGGTACTTCTACTCCCCATACTTCATTTACATTACACAGCCCTTGATCGACTACAGTTTTTGCCATACTGTGGCTTTGTTGGCTAAAAGGGTTAGTACCTGGCGTACCTAGTACACCAGTCTTAACATAGTCTTCAAGCCACTTGTGCATACGTGTTCCGCGGTTAGCAGCTTCAGTAGTAATCTCTTGTGCTTTCTTTTCACCAACGGCACGTTTCCACGCATTGAGCGCATCACGTTCTTCTTGTGGTTTTGTTTTATCCAGGATGGTAGTAACGCTAGGAACTTTACTACCATCTGGTGTTGCGTATAGGCGTTTGCCTTCTACACTTTCTCTATTAATAGGTGTGTAGGTATATCTTTCTTTGAGTAGAGTCATTTAGCTAGTATACACTAACTTACAACAAAGTCAATTACTTCATTGCTCGATTAGTTGCGTTCTTAGCCGCTTTGTCCATCAACCCTGCTTTTGGTTCGCCTTGCTCTGGCTTTGGCTCTTTGGCATCAGTTTTGATTACAACACCGTGTCCGTCAAAGCGAGCTACCAATTGCTTTAACATTGGATCTGAATCCCAACGTGCGGCAAAACGATCGTAGTCGATATCTGGACTACCGTATTGTTGACCTGTTTGATTGATTGCGTCCCAAGTTAAAGGAGCTTCGATGTGCTTGTTGTTAGCACTGGCTTGTAGAGCCCTTAGTGTTAAAACTAAGGGGTCTACGCTTTCTCTAATGTTTTGAATTACTTTTTTTTTGATGCAAGCAACATACCTAAACGACGACTGTAGTCGACGCTTTCACGTTGCATACGTTCTTCTGGACCAGCTGCCGGAGCGGCTGCTTCTTCTGCACCTGCTTCAGGAGCTGCTCCACCCATATCAGGAGCTGCGCCAGCTTCAGGAGTTGCACCACCCATATCAGGAGCACCGCCGCCCATCATAGGAGCTTCGCCACCAGATACAAGTGCTAGACCAGCTGATAGGCCTTGACGACTGCTTTCTAATGCTGAGTACACGCCTTCTAGTGCTGGCTTAACTGCCTGTTCGTATTTTTGTGCGACATCGCTGCCAAGTGTTTCTCTTATAGAGTCCATTAATTCTAAAAGCTGTTCAGCTTTTAATTGAGCTGTGTCTTCTAACCAGCCTGTGATTTGGTCTACCATATCTTTAGTAGCCATAATAACTTTAGCTTTTTCTTCTTCGCCTTCTAGCAATACATAGCTAGCTTGTGATTCATTTAAGTCGTAGCGTAATTTTAATTCTGCCTTAAGTTCTTCGCGATCGCTTTCGCCTAATTCAACTCTCGTAAGTGCATTATTAATCCAACTTGTTGGAACTGAATGTGCCTGTGCTCGCTGACGGAAAGTCTTGTTGACATAGTTCTCTTCCACGGCCTTATCCTTTTTCTTATCCTTGGCGGCTTTCTTCATTGACTCTTTCTTGTTGCCGTCTTTATCTAAATCAATGTAATCTGGTTTTGCGCCTTCGTTCATTTCACGCTCCATAATCTCTTGATTGATAACATCTAGCAAAGCACGAGTCTTTTGATACTTAGGATTTGAATTCATAGTATCGAAGCTTTCGCTAACTTCAAATTGGCTAACTTCTGTACGTAGCTTGTTACGAACATCCTCTAGCTGTGGATCTGTAAATTGTTCCAAGTTAAGTTTGTATCCAAACTTCTTAGCTAGGCTCTCATTTAGCACTTTGCTTGTAACTGGCTTTGATAATTCTCTTAGTTGCATAGTAGTATCCCTGAACTGTTTCTTATTACTATTTATACGAAACTCCACTTAAACATTGTGGAAATTTTCTCCTTAAACCTGTCAGTTTCCTGTTGGCTAAGTTCTAATTTGTTTAATAGCACTTGGAATCTGTCAAAATCCTTGGCTGTTTTAATGTTTTTTCTGTAGACCTGGTTGTCGCTATAGCTAGCCCAATACTTGTTATCTAAATGTTTAATTTCAAAGAACTTGTTAATGTCAGTTCTGCTATAGGCTTTAGCGGCCATAAGGGCACAGCTTTTCAGATAGTACTCTTCTATAGGATTACCGTTGTGTCTATGATAGACAACCCAGTTTTCAAGTTTGTTACGTTTGATAAAGAAGTCTTTGTAAACTAGACTGCCATCAGGCTGTATGCTTACAGGGAGGTTTTTATTAATTTCTTCCTCAAACTGTCCAGCTAATTCTTTAACTACTTTGGCTTTAGGTTTATTTTTGTTTGATTTTTTCATTTGCGACTACACTAGGATCTTCCATCCCAATCTTAGTTATCAAACTCTTACGTATCATAGCCTGAACTTTGAATTGATCGTGTTCACTTAACTGGGCTATCTTAACAGGCGTTTTCAACTTTTTAAGTATCTCACGCTCCTCGTTAGTGATCCAGATTTCAAAGCTGTCGATTAACTCGTTAATTTTCATTTGATGCCTGCGATAGTTAGCCACTTGTAAAGCTCATCGTTCTCACCTAGTGGACTACGTACTCCTGCGCTAACAGGTCCACGATTAGCTTTTTCCCATTTTTTATCACGTATCTGATCAATAAAGTTATCTGTAGCATCACCACCTACATCTTGATTACCTTGGCTAATTAAATCTTTATGAGACTCACCAACTGCTCCATCAAGAAACTTTTTAGTCATATGATGTGCGTGATATTCTATATCTCCAGGGTGTACACCGCGCTTGTGTAGAAAATGAATAGCCTTTTGAAATACAGCATCTTCGTCTCCTGCTTCATCGCTAAATGGACTATGTTCGCTGTGCAACCAATCATTATAATGATGGTGTCCTGGTTCATCGTCTTCTTCTGTTTCTTCTTCCATACTAGCACTATCGCTAGTTACCGCGGCACCTGGTTTGATAGTATTTGGATCTGGTGGTTTCATAGTAAACGCACCTGGTGTTTTTGGATCTGGGACTAGCGCATCTGTAGTTGTTTTAACTTCTGATCCGCCCTGGTCAATAGTTACATCGTTTCCGCTGACAGACTTAATTTTCATATCGCTGTCTTCTGTTATATCTTTAATCTTCATTATGTTCCCCAAGGCTTAATTCAGCACTAGTTAATTTATCTATGTATTTACGCAATCTGTCAATCTGCCCTCTAGCTCTGAGTAACTTAAATGCTAGATTTTCCACGCTTTGTTCGCCGCCTGCTTCAAGCCCTGCTTTACGTAAACGTTTTATTTCGTCCAATACATCTTTGCACTTGCCTACATCTCCGCTACGCATAGCACTATTGATCTTACCAGAGTAGCTACGTGCTTTGCTTTTGATATCTTTTGGATCTACTGTAGGTTCTGTATGCTCGGGTTCACTAAGCCACTTGTCATCTAGTACACTATAGATACCAGCACTATGATGTACCTGTCCGGCTGGTTGTACGTACAGCTCTACTGGAATGCCTTTAATTGATAAATTGTGCGTATTGTTATAGTGTAACTTTTGATATGTAAATGTTTCTTCGCTATTTACAACCAAGTGTAAATCAATGTCGCTATATTCACTATAGTTGTAGCCCGCACTGCTACCGCTTAGTGTAACATCTTTTAGTTTTAGATTAGGTACTTCTAAAAAGTCAACAAAATTTTTAGCTATTTTTAACAGCTGATGTCTTACTTCTTTTCTAAGGGTGTTATCTTCCCACAAAACTGGATTCAGTTCGTGATGATGTGGGTTTGGGTCTATGGATAGTTCTTGAATCTGCATTCAGTATTTAACTGAATTAGAGTCCTAAGAACTTTAATATACTAGGTAAGTTTGTAGCTTGTATCCAACCAGTTCCAGCTAAGAACGCCAGGGCAACCATACCGTACATTACAAACTTGTTTTTAACTGTTTGAAGTTCTTTGATTTTGCCGGCTAATTCGTTGTGTTGATTAGTGGATTCTTCGCTCATAGCTCTGAGCTTGTCTGCCAGCAAATCTCGAGTGTTGTCCAAACAGTCGTGCATTTCTTTGACGTCGCTTTTTAGGTCGTCAATCTTTTCTTCTATTTGATGCACCTTAGTTTCAACTACGGCCACTCTCTCGGGTAATGTAGCTAGTTGTGAAACTGCTTCTGTCGTTCTTGTCGCTGTGCGGGCCATCTAGGCTCTCCATTAAAGTTTAAGTCAGGTCCCTTGATATAGGGTATGTGCCTAAAAAAATGTATAAGTGCCTAGTTAATGGTGTTTTGCCTACAACTTTATTTATGGAAAATACTAGAATATAATAATGTCAGTTATTTGGCAAAGAATGTTATATTCTTTCCAGGGTCCTGTGTATTGAATACAGCATATTGCTGTTCCATATCTTCATCCAAGTGAGCTATGTAAGGCACCAAATGAAAGTCTTCTTTAAGGAATCCTACCGGATCTCCGTTGTTTTCATAAAGCAGGTCCCTATCTGTACCAAAGTCAAAGCGCCAAACTTTTAATACTTCGTCTGTATCAAACCCTACCAATCGGCCTTGCACTTCTGTTACTATAGGACTTTGTACAAAGTATATATTAGCTCTGATTCCTAATGTTTGTACTATTGTTTGAAAATTTTGTTCTTTTAAACGAGCAAGCTCGCGACCTGGCTCATTTCGATTTTGCCCAGTGTGCGTAATATCAACTAGTGTGTATAACTTATATTCCATTACATATTTAACCCAACAAAAAAGGACTCCGAAGAGTCCTGATTTGCTTCCCATCCCGAACAGGAATAAACTAATAAATTAGTATGTTGTTGCTGGTGTGAATGTGATACCTGCTGGGAATACAGACTTAACTGTAACACCAGTGTCACCAGTAGCAGCACGTACAGCTGCTTGGATTGATTGTGCATTGCCGTTAGCTGTGAATGCGTGTTGCATATCAGCGTTAGCAGAAGCTGCTGTGTCGATGTAAACACCAACTACAACCTTAGCTGTTGTTGCGCCTGAACCTGCAAATGCAACTGCACCAACAAACACTACTTCTGCAGAAATTGCAACGCCGTTTAAGGCCTTGTAAATTGCGCTGTTTGATGGGAAGATGTAGCTTGCTGGAACTACTACGCTTGAACTGTCAGCTGCATAGATAGCATACTGATCACCAGTACCACCGATGTTTGTTGTGTCAGCTGTTAAAACACCAGCTTCTGTGGTTGTTGTGTTAACAGTTAAGTTTTCAATAGCTAAGAAAGCAATTTGACGTGTGCCAAAGTTGCTGAACGGAGCAATAGCGCGACGATAGTTAGCGGCTACTACACCTGTTGAAGTTAAATCACCTGAATATTGTGCCATTTTATTTTCTCCTCGAATAGCAAATACTGTTCGTACTCTACGAACGACCTTCCTAAAAGGCCTTTGTAATATTATTTAGTCCGGATTGAAAAAACTACGGTGATATACCTGAATTTTGGTATTTGCGTTTACTCTTTACTTTCTTGGATACGCTTGATCCCACGCTTAAATTTGGTAGGATCTGCACCGCGAATGCTGTTGATAAAGCGGCGTTCTAGCTCTGCTGCTGTTTCTACGTCATAGTTCTCACGTATCATTTCTAGCAGATTAATAGCACTTTGAATGATATTACTTCCGCGGCTTTCAATTACCAAGTCCGGATCTCTACTGATTCCAATATCACTAATTTCTTGTAGTATACTACGTGTGCTTTTACGCATATTGTTTCTCTTTGTATTATTTATTTGATTATATAGGCTTTAGGATATTAGATCAATCGAGTTGATTAATCTAACTGTAACGTGTAGAATACTAAATACTCAGTAGAAACACTAATAACGTTTATACTTATATACATACACACTTAACCAAAGGAGACACAAAATGTCAAAACTATTACAAGGACTCAAAAAGTTCTTTAAACAAGGCCAAATGAGCGGCTTAGAAGCTTATATTGTCAGTCACAACCCACAAAACGCCGCAGACGTAGATCGTCTGTCAAAAGAATACACACAGAAATTTGTATGGGGCCGTGGACTATGAAAACTATCCAACAATTTTTTGTTGATTTTTACGAAATCATCAAGACAGTTCAAACAGCTCGTGCTGAAGCTATTCTCAAAGGACAACATTGGATCTAATTATGTTACAATGGATTCCAATGACCGACGAAGATGTCGAATGGGTAAACAACCCAACTAAACAGCCCACTAAGGCATAATTGTGCGCCGCAAGGCATACTAAATACACACAGATAGAGGAGGTTGTATGACAACTAAGTTTTCACACGTTAAAGGTTCTGAAGCCGAATTCAAAGGAGGCGGCTTGAGAGATTTTTTTGTGTATAAAGATCTAGGAGTAGCAGAAGCTACTAACGGGCGTGTTCTAGCACACATCACCAAGGCTAACTTACCCCCAGAAAACTCAGGCGGTACAGGCTGGCACATTCACGTGGCTGAGTTCCAAATCGTTTATATGTTAAAAGGTTGGGCCAAGTTTATGTACGAAGACAAAATCCACTTAGTCGAAGCAGGCGATTGCGTACAGCAACGTCCAGGCATTGTACACTATTTGTACGACTACAGCCCAGATATGGAGTATTTGGAAATTATTACTCCGGCAGACTATGGAACTGAGCCAGCAGAAGGACCTTGTGATATTCCGGATCCTGAACCGTGGCCAGACCATATCAACCGCGGATACAACTGATGCAGTTAGTTTACATTCACGGTGCTAGTGCCACAAGTGAAAGTTTCAACTTTCTTAGAAGCAAACTGGGCAAAGGCATTGACATCAACTATGATAGCCGTAACGGGTTTGAAAACAATCTAGCAGAAATCATAGCTCAATTGAAAGATGCACAAAATATGGTATTAATAGCACATAGCCTAGGTGGTATATATGCGTTACACGTAGCCAATGCTATACCTGACCAGGTGTTAGGCGCTGTTACACTAAGCACACCTTACGGTGGCGCCGAAGTAGCAGAGTATGCCAAATATTTTTTACCGTTTAGTCGTTTAATGCGTGATATTGGGCCTAACTCGTGGGCATTCGAGCAAGCAGATAAGATTAAGATCCAGCATCCTTGGTGTAATATAGTCACAGTCAAAGGACAAAGTCCGTTTATGCTGGCACACAATGATGGGGTAGTAACGGTAGCTAGTCAGAAGCATCATATAGATATGGAACTGGTAGAAGTAGACTACAATCACTATGAAGTAGTGCTAGCAGAACCAGTAGTTAAGATTATTAAAGAAAGAGTAAAGAAGTTTAAAAAATAGTTCAATCAGATTTACTAACAGTTTTGTATACTGTATAATAAATACTAGACAGCAATAATGCTGTTACACACAAACATACACACAAGGAGAAAAATATGTTTAATTTTGAATCAATCATTGACACCATTAAGGGTGCTCAAACGTCTTTAGTAGAAACCTACGTTACAGACAAAACCACACAAAAGAATCTAGTTAAGTTGCTTGACTCACAAGCTTCTTTTGCTAAGACTACTTATAAGAATAGTGTAGAGTTAGTTGAAACTGCTGTTAAGAATTTCAATGAACTATATTCTAAGAAGGCAGGTGCTTAATATGTCAGACTTTACACCAAAACTACCAGAAGTTAAGTTCAACAAAAACGGTTATGAAATCCGTACAGATGTATTAGCTATGGCTAAAGATGCTGTACTAGAAGAATACCATATGAAGTTTAAAGGCTGGGAAATGTCAGTTGCTCGTGATGAGAAGACTGGCCAAGTTGTCAGCAAAGTAGATATGCCAGAGTTTCCAGGAATGGAAAAAATTATGGAAGCGGCTGAAAAGTTCTATGGGTTCGTTAATGCGGGCACAAAGAAGTAAGCATAGCTTTATCGTTTGAATACGTTACATTCACTAGGGCCTTAGGGCCCTTTTTATTTGCTCAAATTTTGTCAACTAATCATCGAGCTAAGGCGTTGTATATGTATA